GCGACCTCCGTCGCGCTGGCCGACCCGGCGATGTTGCCGCGCATGGCGTCCGACATCCCGAGCGCCCTGTCCAGACGCTCCTTGGCCGTCTCCACCGACTGGATGTGCTGGTTCGTGGAGCCGCCGATCTCGACGGGAAGCAGGCTGCGGGCGTCAAGCCCGGCCTCCGCGAAGACGTACATGTCCGGGGCGTTGACCACGTCCTGAAGGAACTTCGGGTTCTTCGCGTCTCCGACCAGCATCCGCTTGTATCGCTTCTGGTTCTCCTGCTGGCTCTTCGCCATGTCGTTGCAGTACTCGATCTGCTCACGGCAGGCGACGATCGGGGACAGCGGATAGGGGTCGTTCGGGACGCTGAACGCTCCGAAGACCGTGTACGGGCCGGACGAAGGCCCGTAGTAGGGCAGCGGCCTGCGGATGAACTCGCACTGGCAGTTGTCCGACCCGCCCTGATACTTGGCGATCGTGTAGATCGTGCCGTTGAACAGGCTCTGATCCGCGGCCTCGTCGAGCAGTTCCGCCGCCGCGTCCGTCAGTTCCGGAATCCAGATTTCGTAGATCGCGAGTTCGTAGCGTTCCGGGATGTCGCGGCTGTCGCGCAACTCGTCCACGCCGTTGTTGGTCGCAAGACGCTCGATCTCCTCCTTGTTCCACGTCTCGTCGAGTTCCGCACGGCGAAGCAGATCCTCCTTGTCGCATACCCAGACATGGCCCATGTACCGCGCCTCTTCCCAGTGCATCGCCGCAGGATCGATGAAGAAGCGGGCAGGATCGATGCGGTAGACGCGGGGAAGGTACGGGCCGTCGCCGTCCCACTTCCGCTCCGCGCCCTTCGGCTCGTTCACCGTCAGCGCCACGCCCCAGCCGAGCAGCATGTCGGTGGCGATCCGCTCGATGGTGCCGCGGAGCCGGGTCATCTTCGACCAGCGGTTCAGCGCCGACCTGATCGCCACGCACGCGGTGCGCTGCACCTGCGGGCGCGCGCTCGTCACGCGAACCTTCGGGTTGTCGTGGATGATGCGCGGAAGCACCATGCTGATGTACGAGTGAACCGCGTTCTCCGGGTGATCCGCCCCGTACCCGTCGCGGTAGCCCTGCCCGCAGAACCACTCGCGCAGTTCCTTCGGCGTGTGCATGTGCGTGTCGCGGAAGTACTCCGCACGGTCGATCTCGTCGCGGATCGCCGCGATGTTGCCGAAGTCAAGCATTGGTGGTCACCTTCGCAGTTGCCCTGCGTTCCTTCTCCAGTTCCCTGCGAACCGCCTCGATGCGGTCTTCGAGCGCGCCGAGGGAACCCTCGACGCCCATCACGCGCGCGGTGAGGGCGGCGAACGACGCCTTCTCCTCCATCGCGGCGGGCGGCTTGTTGATCTCGCGAACCTGCCTGACGACCTTCTCCGCCTCGATCGGGTCAAGGTCGATCTTGACTCCGGTCGAGAGGTGGATCCGGAGGCGTCCGCCGATGTCGTCGATCTGGTCGATCGAGTCGACCGGGAACCACGTCTGCCGGATCTTGATGAACATCAGCGGCCCTTTCGTCCGGCCTTCTTGGCCGTCTTCTTGGCGCGGGCGGGAAGGCTCTTCATGGACTTCGTCTTGGAAGCCATCTCCTTCGCCATCCGCGGGTTCTGCGCGAACATGTAGCCCTGCTGGGCCTTCGACTTGAACGGCATTACTTCTTCTTCGCCTTCTTCATCGGCTTGCCGGACTTCTTCGCGGCGGCAGCAGCCTGCATCTTGCCCATCTTCGTGTAGGGGAACGACTTGTTTCCGACCTTCGGCATCACTTGCTCTTCTTCCAGCCGCTCTTCATGGCGGCGTAAGACTTCGCGCTGACGGTTGACTTGGACTTGGGGCGCGAGATCCCAAGTTTGCGACGCTTGTTGATGTTCCCGACCAGCGAGTTAGCCATTGGACTTGATCTCGTTCAGCATCTTGTCGAACAACTCCTGATGCTGCTTCGGAACGCGGGAATAGATGTCGAGCATCCTCTGGTGAAGGTCGATCTGCTCCGGCTCCATTCCCTTCCTCGGGCCTTTTCCGGAGAGAGCACGGGCAGTCGGATCACGAAGCAGACGATCTTCCTTCTCGGGCTTCGGGAACACGATCTTCTCAAGATCGGCGTACTCCTGAACCAGTTTCTTGAAGTCCTCGAACGGCATCGCCGCGCTCGACACGCCCTTCGCGATGTTTCCGGCGGCGGATACTGGCTCGGAACGAATCGCTCCCTTGATGTTCTTGGTGTCCATGTCAGCAACCCCATCGCTTTCTCGCGGCCATGCCGCGCTCACCCTTCCACGACCGACTGCGCGCGCAGAAGGACTTGTGGCGGGGATCGTTCTTGTCCTTGGTCGGAGCCTGCAACTTGCTCCCCGTCGCGCGGTTGTACTTCGCCCGACCCTTGGCCGTCAGCCCCGCGCCCTGCGACACGGGCAACTTCTCGCCCCTGCCGACCGCGAGGCTCGGCCCCTGCTTCCTCTTCGCCATCAGTCGTCCTCCACTTCGATATTCGGAAGGAACAGCCACACCGGGGTGCTGTCCCCGACATACGCCGCCACGATGTTGCACTCCAGATGCTCCACCGCGTCGTCGTACTCCATGCCCTGATCGTTGACCAGCACGTTGATGACCCGGTGGGTGTCATAGACGACCCGGTAGGCGCCGCTCTTCAGGTCGCGGGTGATGCCGATGACGGCGTCGTCCAGCCCGTCCGCGAACAGGGCCGTGACCTCGTTGTCGTCCAGCCACTCGCGGACACGGTCTGCGTTGCAGATCATCATCGAAAGACCTCCCAGTGCCGGAGAAGATCCCCGGCAGTGCCGGGAGAGTAGTCAGGACGCTCGTCGCCCGGAACAGGGGCATCGTCGAGCGCCAGCCACGCAAGCGCGAGCGCGATCACGCGGTCGCCGTGATTTTCCCTCGCCCCGGTCGATTCGTCCCGCAATCTGCCGGGAATCACCCGACCGTTTCCGTCGAGGACGTAGGCCAGCATCTCGTCGAGCGTCCCCGTGCATGGCACGATCACCTCGCCCTGCTGCACCGCACGCGACAGGTTGCCCAAGAGCAGACGCTTCGACTGCTCGCTCGACACCCATCCGACCCGATCCACGATCCCGTGCGTCGTCTTGCCCTCGCGCCTCGGCTTCCACACGTTGTTGAACCGCTGCGCCTCGAAGTCACGTTGCAGGCTCTGACCCGGGCCGTTCACCTCCCACGCCACCACCGCCTCCCTGAACGACTGCCGGGCGACCTCCGCCACCTCCGCGGCCAAGTCAGCGGGCGTGATCGTCGCATCGACCATCATCGCCACCATCGCGCGGGTGTTCGCGTCGAGGACAGCGACCGCACTCGCGTGGTTTCCCGTCCCGTAGGCAGGGTCGATCCCGATGGCGTAGGAACTCACCTCCGCCTCACGCCACAGGCGCCACCGCCCGGTCGGGCTGTCCACCCACTTCCCCTTGATCCAGTTCGCGCGGCGCGGTTCACGACCGAACTCCCTGCGGTGCGCCGTCACCGACACGCTGGGGAAGAACGCAGCACCAGCACCCATCGCCTCCGCAAACACGTTCTGCGCCAGATCGACCTTGTCGCGCTTGCGCAACTGGTCGCCAAGCCACGGAGTCCAGACGTAAGTGCCTCCTGTCACGCCAGTTACGGTGCCGTCGAAGTCAACCCGCGTCTCCGCGCCCCTCGCCTTCTCCGGGTGGTGGTAGTACAGCATCTCCACCAACTCCGGGTTGCCCGTGCCGCGCGCCTCCTGCACCAACTTGTCGTACCGCGTCCCGTACCCGATAGGCGTCGAGAGCGCGATGCGGCAGGAAGTCGTGTCCGACGCCGAACGCCACGCTGCCTCGTCGTCCTCCAGCGCCGCGAACTCGTCGAACAGCACGAACGTCCGGCGACCACCACGGCCAATGTGCGCGCCACTCGCCTGACCCGCGATCGTCGCTCCGCTCGTCGGGTGACGCAACACCATGTGCTGCCGATAACTGCCACCCTTGCGCATCTGATCGGACGGGATAGGCAACAGCCACGTCGGCTGCGTCGAGAGCAGGTAATCGACCTTCCAGAACAGGCTGTCAGGGTCGCCCGTGCGATCCACGTTGTCCTCCACGCGGCTCACCAACAGACTCTGCC